GATGTAATGTTTCCATCATTTTTATAGAAATCCTTTTTATTTTTATATACAAATTTTAATTCTAATGATGTTAATACTCTATCTAATTTAGACATATAGATAGGTGTTGGAAATATTCCGTTAATAACTGCTTCTGTCATTCTAACTTTTTTTAGACTATTTTAAATAGTTTGTAAAGTCCAGTTTTGATTTTCTTCGTTCCAAGTATACTGATTATCATTATTTGGATAAGGTATAGGTGCTTCCCAATTACATGTTTGTTCATTAAGAACCCATGAATTAAATGGTTTTAAAGGTATAAATGCATCACGTTGTGAATCGTAGGTATATCCAATACCTGCATGGTTTTTTCTTAAAGGAGTTCCATTGTTATTATGAACGCCTCCATGAGTGTTGTAAGAAGTTTGTTTCCAAATAGCGTTTGGTTCATTGTAAAGTGTCCTTAAAAAATTAATTCCTAATTGCTCTTGTTCTATTCCATTAGCATCATGTAAAACTTCGTTAACAACTGAAACTACTGTTGTTACTATATTATTTTCTATTTTTGCAAAACTAGCCATTATGCTGTGTAACTCCCTGATCCGTTAAATTGCATTATTGTATTAGCACCACTTGTCGTAACTGTCGGTGATCCTGTTGTAGTAGATGAATAATTAACAGTGGGTACACTTAATATAACAACTCCTTTACCACCTGCACCAACACTATTTGGAGAAGTTCTTTCTCCTCCACCTCCACCTCCTCCAGTATTAACTGTTCCTGATGTTGCTGCTGTACTAGGATTACTTGCTCCATTACCTCCACCTCCAGTTCCTCCAGTTCCTCTTGTTCCGCCACTAAAAGTACTTCCACCTCCACCACCAGCATAAGTTACTGAGCTTCCTGTTATTGAAGAAGCTGAACCAGCACCTCCATTACCAGCAGTTGAACTATTAGGTGCATTCCCTCCAACAGCACCAGCACCACCTCCTCCTCCTGTTGGATAATTACCAGCGGCTTGGGATGAACTTCCACCATTATTTCCTTGACTTGGTGAAGTATTAGGTGTGTTCCCTGCTCCTCCAGATCCATTATAAGAAGAACCTCCACCAGAACCTCCCGCTATACCATTCGTATTAATAGACTCATTACCACCACCTCCACCACCTGCTGAAGTTATTGTTGTTAATCCTGACCCTGATATTGAAGAATTTGAACCAGAACTGCCTCTGGATTGACTAGGAGTACCACCTCCTGCACCACCATCTCCAACTGTTACTGTAATTACTGTTCCAACTGTTACTGTTTGAGTTGTTGTTCTAAAACCTCCACCACCGCCACCTCCACCATGATCAAACCCACCACCACCTCCTCCTCCAGCCACTACTAAAAAATCTACTGAATAAGGTTGGCCTGGCCAGATATTATTTTTTCTAGCATTAAATTGATCTTGTAATCTCCAAACTCCTTTTGCTGTAGAAGCTGTTGGAGTATTTACTTTACCAATTATACCACCATTACGTTTAGCCATTCATTAACTCCCAATTTAAAATTTCTTCGTTCCATTTATACATATTTTCATCTTGTGGTCTAGCAACGGGTGCATCCCAATTACAAGTAGATTCATTAAGAATCCATGAATTATAAGGTTTTTGTGGAATAAATGCATCTCTATTTGAATCATATGTGTAACCAACACCAGCATGATTTTTTCTAAAAGGAGTTCCTCCTAAAGAATGAACACCTGCATTAGTGTTATATGAAGTTTTTTTCCAAATAGCGTTTGGCTCATTATATAATGTTTTTAAAAATTCTATTCCAATTGATTCTTGTTCTACTCCATTTGAATCTTTTAATACTTCATTAACAACAGAGACAACTGCTATTACGATATTATTTTCTATTTTTGCAAAGCTAGCCATTATGTTGTGTAACTCCCACTTCCGTTAAATTGCATTATTGTATTAGCACCTGACGTTGTAACTGTAGGTGAACCTGTTGTAGTTGATGAATAATTAGCAGTTGGTACACTTAATATAACAACTCCTTTTCCACCAGCACCAGATGATTTTCTATTTCCATCTATACCTCCTCCACCACCTCCACCACCTGTATTAGCAGTTCCAGCAGTTCCATTTAATAATCCACTACCTGCTCCTCCACCTCCTGATCCACCAGATCCTCCTGGTGCTCCAATAGAACCACCACCACCACCACCTGCTCTTGTAACTGAAGAACCTGTTATTGAAGATGCTGTTCCTGCTCCACCATTACCACCTGCTGATGTTGTTCCATTATCACCTACTGCACTAGCACCACCTCCACCCCCAGAACCATAATCTCCACCATTAAAACCAGTACCACCATTGTTTCCTTGACTTGGAGATGTGTTTGGTGTGTTTCCACTACGATTTGCATTAAAACCCTGACAACCACCTCCACCAGAACCACCATTTGTACCATTTGCATTATCAGCCGAACCACCACCACCTCCAGCAGAAGTAATTGTTGTTAAACCTGAACCTGAAATTGAAGAACTACTACCTTGTGTTCCAGTTCCATTATTAGGTGCAGTAGTACCTGCACCACCATCTCCTACTGTTACTGTAATTACTGTACCATTACTATTTACTGTTTGAGTTGATGTTCTATATCCTCCTGCACCACCTCCACCACCAATATTACCTGCTCCTCCTCCACCAGCTATTACTAAAAAATCTATTGAATAAGGTGTTGAGGGCCAAATATTTGAAACACGTGCGTTGAATTGATCTTCAAGAGCCCAGACTCCTGATGCTACTGATGTTGTTGGAGTGTTGACTACTCCTATGATTCCACCGTTCTCTTTTGCCATGGCAAAATTCTCCCGGTTAATTTATTTCTTCGTAACTAATAACGACTTCTAAGTCTGAGTTAGCACTAGCTCCACCGATTATAGATTTATCTTCTTCTAAGTAAAAAGAATTTGTTTTATCTATAACTGATAAAGTCGCATCTGCTGGAACAGCAATTGTAGAAGCTAAAGCATAAGAAGTTCCACTACCTGCAGCTGATGTATTAATATCTATTGTTACATCTGCAGAACTAGTTCCATCTACGTTTGAAACCATAATTGAATTTACTTTAAAAACTTTTCCTGAAGCTGCTGAATTTGCTAACAATACAGTTGTAAGAGTTGTTGTAAGAGCCGCATAGGTTGTCTTACCTGTAATTGTAGTTACGTTTACTATATTTGGATTTGCCATAATTTATCTCCGTTCGTTATTATTATCCGAAAACTATTGCCATTGCAATAGCTTTTCCTGTTGAAATACCTGCTGCCCCAAAGCTTAAAATACCAGAACCATTGGTAAGTATAGCATCTCCACTCGTCCCAGCAGATGTTGGCAAAGTAAGAGCGTTAATAGTGTTTATTTGAGAGTTAACATCTATAACATTAGTTCCATCGGAATATAATAATTTTACACCTTTGTCAGCAGCTGCCCAAGTAGCTCCTGATCCTGAAGTTGTTTTAAATGTAACTGCAAAAGATCCAGTTGTTGCATTTTTTGCAATATATGTTTTTTCAACACCATCTGGAATAACAACGTTAACTGAAGAAGTTAAAGTTCCTGTTAAATTTAAAACAGCATTTTTACCGTTAGAAGTAACACCGTTTGAAAAAGTTAAAGTTGCGCCTGTTGTTGCATTTAATGCAACTGATTCATAACCAGCAATTGCTTGTTGTAGAATGTTTAAATTTGTATTTGTAATATCTCCCCATGTACCGGCGTTTTCGCCTGTGACCATGAGTTCTAGTTTGAGGTCTGTAGAATAACTTGATGCCATATATTAATTCCTTAATTAATTATTTTTATAAAATCTAAGCGGCTGTGTCAATCTCTGTCCAAGTTGCATCAGTTCCGGTATTTACTTCAGTCCAGATTTGATTATTTATACTATTTAACGATATAGTCAATCCATTTCCAGTAACAGGTACTACCACAGTAGTTCCTGCAAATACTGTTCCAAGTGCTATATTTAAGCCTAATCCTGTAACACTTACCGGTGTTAAAGCTTCAGCTATAGCTGTTCCTTGAGCTATATTTAACTGTTCTCCTGTTAATGTAACATTACCTGTTCCAATAACTACTGTTCCAACAGCTAAAGAAACAGTCATTCCAATACCTGTTACTGTAGCATCAGGGCTTGGATCTACTTCACCTTCTGTTATATTTAATTGTTCTCCTGTTACTTCAGCTGTAAAGCTTACATCTACATTTTCATCACCTAATGTAATATTTAATTGTTGACCAGTTAAATCAACATTTCCTGTTCCTGTTACACTTTCTTCACCTAATGATAAATTTAATTGTAAACCAATTCCATCAACAATAACACTTACATCTATAGTTTCATCACCCTGAGTAATATTTAATTGTTGACCTGTTACATCAACTTGTGCACTTCCTATTGCAGTTACAGAATTTAAAGAAATATTTATTTGTTGGCCAGTAACTGGAATTTCAGCTAATCCAAAAGCTTGAACTTCACCTAATGATAAATTTAATTGTAAACCAGTTAATGCAATTTCATTATCAATTGCAATATTGACTGATGATAAAGATAATGGAAGATTATTTGATCCACCGTAAGATCCATAGCTCCAGGTTTGTTTTCCCCAAGCTACGTCTAATGGATTATTAACTTCAACAAGTGCCCCTTGGTTTCCCCAAGCACCTTCACCCCAACTGAATATTCCCCAACTTGCCATAATAGGTTACTCCTATTATGCGTTGCCGATTCTTAGAATAGCTGCTGATGTTGTATCTGCTGGAAACTGAATTGTGAATGTTCCAGATGTTGCTGATTTATCACTTCCAAAATCTAATACAGCAACTGCTGCGTTAGTGTTTGATGTATTATAAATCAAAGCTCCAGCTGCAGTTAAAGTAACTCCAGTGAAAGATATATCTGCAAAATCTATAAATGCAACGCCACTAGAAACAAGAGGAGATATGTTTGTAAGAACTCCGCCACCTGTTACGTATTGACCAGTGTTAGCAACTTCATTTGTTGAAGTGTAAACTGTTGTTGCTGAACTTAAAGTTGCTGCAGAAGTATAAAGAGCAAGTTTAAAAACATTTCCTGTTCCAGCAGTAAAATTATGTCCGCCTTGAAGTAATTGTTGTTTAAACGTATTTGCAACTGCTTGTGTTATAGCCATATTAACTCCTAATTAATTAACCTTGTTTTTGAATCTGAGGTGAACCTTCTTGGTATTCATCTCTTCTTCTTCTTCCCATTTGTTCAATAGAGAATCCTTGTAGCATACTTTGATACTTTTGTTCGTAAAATTGTATCATGTCTGCCGGACCCTTTAAAAAACCATACGCCTCAACAAGGCAAGCATATAATAAACCAGAGGGAAATTGCTGACTTAAATATGTTGTCGTATTA